TCTTGGGACAACTGCCTCGCTATTAACCTATCACGCAGCCAATAAAATAGAGATTTCAACACAATGATAAGATTAAGAATAAAAAAGATAGCAAAAAAAATAATGGACATGGCTTGCCCTCCTGCTGCTAAAGATTTGAAACTAAACACAAAAAATAGAAACGCAGCAATCAAAGCCGATCACATTCAATACGGACCATTGAATGTTGATGAGCCCGAAGATTATTGGAAAGAGATTGCTGATTTTTGGAACACAAGCGAAAAAGCCGCCAAGAAATCAAACTGCGGCAACTGCACTGCTTTCGATATAAGTCCTAGAATGGATGAATGTATGCCGGGTGTAACTTCTGATGATGATGGTCGACTTGGATATTGTTGGATGCATCATTTTAAGTGCCACAGCGCACGGAGTTGCAGAACGTGGGCAAAAGGTGGACCTATCAAAGAGGACAAAGTTTCTTATGAATGGCAAAAGAGAGGTGAAAGTGAGTAAAGATCCAAATTACGCCGTAAAGGTTGAAAAGGCTATAGCCGAGAAATACGGAAAAGAAACAATAGTGAATCCCAAGTCTCAATGGGATGACGACAAAGAAAAGAAGTATCTTGACGAACTCAAATCAAACTATCGGCACGATAAAGGTGAGGTTGAGAAAGAAGACCTCGATGGGGTTTTAATATCGAAAGAACTACTTAATAGAGAATCAAGACGTTCATGCCCAGTATGCAACACTTATTCATTTAAATCTCGAGATGATTTATACATGACGAAATTTGAGTGCTGTTTTAAGTGTTACATTCAACATGTGGAAGGTCGCGAAGAAAGATGGGAAAAAGGCTGGAGACCAAACAAGTGAAACTTACAAAAGAAACACTAAAGCAAATCATCAAAGAAGAACTTTCAGCACTTATGGGCGAAGCCCAAGGCAGCATGGAT